GTACAAGAAGTAGCAAAAGAAGTTGCTATTGGCGTTATTGTTGCAGCGGTATAATTATGGAACTTAGCGATAAAGGCGCAGAAGACTTAAAAGGTTCTGAAGGGTTTAGATCGCAACCGTATCCAGATGGTGAGGGCGTCCCTACTATTGGCTTTGGTAGTACTTTCTATGAGAATGGTACTAGAGTCACATTAAAGGATGCCCCCATTACTAAGGAGCGAGCGTTACAAATCTTCAAAGTTACCCTTAAGCAATACACAAGTGCAGTTGATAAAAACGTAACTGTACCGTTAACACAAAACGAATTTGATGCATTAGTAGAATTTACATATAATGTAGGTGTAGCCGCTTTTAAAGGTTCTACATTATTAAAGCTACTAAATGCAGGGGCGCCTAAAGATCGAGTGGCTGCTCAATTCCTTAGATGGAATAAAGATGAAGGTAAAGTCGTTCCAGGCTTAACCAATAGACGTAAACGTGAATCAAACAAATTTTTAGGAAAATAAAATGGCAGATCAAGAAATCCCTGTAGTACCAGTAGCGCCTAAATTAGCTATTAAAGCTTTTGAAGATGGCATTCCATCTAACTGGGTAATTTTAGAAACAGAACAAGAAGGTGTAATTACTGCTCGTAGTAATTTAACAAATGAAGTATTCGAAGGAACTATTGAAGATTTCAATAAACTTTTGAGAGGCTAATATGACATACGGCCCTGTCAAAACAGTTGCGGATCCTTGTCAAGCGTATGAGTATCTTAAACCTTCTTGGGATAAGGCACGTGCTGTGTGCAATGGGGAACGTACTGTAAAGGAACTTGATCAACATATCGATCTAATTAGGTTTAACAATCTACTAATTCCTTTCTCAACTACTATGAGCCAAGCTCAATATGATTTTTATAAATCAGAAGCAGAACTTCCAGGTATTACAGCGCAATTTGCTAAAATGCTTGTGGGCGGTTTATTAAGAAAAGCTCCTGAATTAACTTTACCTGACAGTGTGCCTGATGACGCTAAAGATTGGCTTATTAACAATATTGGACGTGATGATTCTACTTTAATAGCATTTCTAGATGAACTTTTGTGGGAAGAGATTCAAACATCGCGTGCGTGGGTATTTGTAGATTATCCAAATGTTAGTAATGCAGATGCACTAGATAAAGAAGAGAGAGATATGATTAAACCATATCCTATCTTACAAAAAGCTGAAACAATTGTAAACTGGGCTACTGAAACAAATATTTTTGGTAAAACTGTTCTTAAGCGTGTAATTGTAAAAGGCTATTCTGAAGATTATTCTAACAATGAGTTTCATGCGTTAAGAGTGCCAACAGTTTGGGTGCATGAGTTAAACGAGGCTGGCAACTACCAAGTTAGAGTCTATCAAGGCACGACTAAGGATAATGGCGATCAGACATTAAAGTTAGGTGGTGTAGGTGAAAAAGCTAGTCAGCCGCTTCCATCAGGCTATTTTGAATTAATAGAAACGTATGATAATATCTTAAATAATGGTGAGCCTCTAAAACATATTCCAGCGTGGCCTGTAAATGGGACGATAGAACCTATCATGCCTATATTGATGCCTATAGTTGATAAAGAAATTAGCCTATATAATAAAATTAGCAGACGTAATCATTTATTGTATGGGGCGGCAACTTATACTCCAGTTATTATGTCAGATATGTCTGATGAGCAATTTGACGAAATCGTAGATGCTGGTTTAGGGTCTTGGATAAGATTACGCCAAGATGATAAAGCAGACGTCTTAAAAACTCCAACAGAAGCATTACAAGATATGCAGAAAGCTATTGAAGCGTCTATTGACGAAATGGCTAAACTTGGTATCAGAATGCTTACAACTGAAAATGAACAATCAGGAGTTGCATTAGAAATTCGTAACGCAGCTCAAACAGCGCAATTAAGTGTATTAAGCACTAAAATTTCTAGCACACTAAAACAAGTAATATGCTTGATGATTAACTGGAGATACGGGTTAGATATAGATTCTTGTGATATCGTATTTAATCTTTCAGCAGATTTTGACCCAGTGCCATTAGGTGCTGAATGGCTTAACGCTGTTACTCAATGGTATCAAGCCGGCTTATTGCCAAGAAGTGTTTGGCTTCAAATGTTAAAAGCTAATGATATTATAGATTCTGAGTATGATGATGAAACTGCACAACAAGAAGTTAACGCAGATCAGTTAATCATTCCTGCTGCTACTAAGTATAATGATCAATATGCTATGCAAACAGAAGCCGCAGCTGCCGGTGCTAAACCTAAACCTATTAAAGAATAATTAAGGAGTTTAACGCGTGGCCATTAATAGTAATACACAAATTTATGATAAAACACTAGATCGTGCAGCAATGATCCGGCTATATGAACGAAGAGTTTCTGGTAAAGTTGATTTGGTAATTGATGGTCATGTTGTGAGACTAGATAAATTAATTAAAGATGCAGAACTTTCTGGACAAGGTTTTAGCAGATTTAAAGAAGCTGTTGATCAAGAATTAAGAAAGACATATAAGTCAATTAATAATTCTGTTCAAAAAGATTTATCATCTCTTGTTTCGGATCAACTTTCATACGCTTATCAGAAAGTCGAAGTAGCAATGGGTAAAATATGGCGTACAGAAAGACCTAAGAATCGAATAGCAGAGGAAATTGTTCTAAAGAACCCATTAAATGAAAATGGAACAATGGAACAAGGCTGGTCAGGTATTGCTAAGAACGAAAGAATCAGATTAGAAGCAGTTATACGCAAGGGTATATCTGAAGGTAAAAGTGTAGATGAAATAGCTCTGCAAGTACGTGCAGGAAATGTACATAATATTACTCGTACACAGTCAAGAGGTCTGGTAATAACAGCTATCACAGCTGTATCCTCTCAGGCTGACCATGCAATTTATAAAGCAAATGAAAAAGCGTTACAAGGATGGCAATATGTTGCTGTCCTTGACGCACGTACTACACCATTATGTGCTCATAGAGATGGTGAGATTTATCCAATCAGTGATACAACTCATTTACCGCCAGCGCATTGGCATTGCAGATCTACTACTGTTCCTGTATTTAAATCATGGAAAGACATAGCAGATCTTGAAAGTGTAGCACAAGTAAGACGTAGAAACGTTGAGAACTTAACTGATGCTCAAAAAGCTTTTTATGACGGTAATACGCCTCTTAGAGAATCATACAATGATTGGTTAATGCGACAACCACAAGATGTACAACTAAGACATCTTGGCGATTATAAGAAAGTTAACATGTTCCAAAGCGGACAGCTTACAGTTGATCAGTTTACAAATCCTGAAGGTAATACTATTGGGATTAAAGAATTAAGACGTATGACTGATCCTACATATACATTGCCTAATGATACACAAAAGTTTGCTAATGCCAAGGCTAAATTAGATGCAATGCAGTTACCTATTATGTCTCCTGAAGATTTAATTGGTGATGCTAAATTAACTCAGACATTAAAAGATTATTATCTCTTACAATCAGGAGAATTAGATGGTACTTTATCACTCACAAACTATCGCGGCGCCCTCATACACACCAAGAAAGCTGCCAAATCACGTGTGCTCAACAGTCTCCCAACCGAAAAACAACTCGTATTTAATCCAGTCACAGGGCGTTACGAAGATACCAGACTTTACCAACCGAACCCTTCTGTATTAAATAATAATTTAAGATTAACAGAACAATCCGATGTTTTAAAACCTAAAGATAAAGAATTCATTAAATCATTTAACAACTTACTTAGTGAGAAGATGAGTGTTAATGAACGTGCTGTTGTAGTAGATAACTTACGTATTTTATTTACTAGATTTAGAAATAACGGTGAACAGTGGAATAATTTTAAAGCTGTAGCACAGGGTCAAATTAAATTTGATGTCATGAATGTTTCTGATGCTATTGAGACTCAGATACGTAGTGATACCAACGTATTGAAGAAACTAAAACAAGATAATTATATTGACCCAGTATTAGGCCCTACTCAATTACAAGACTTACATGATAATTTCATCGAGAATATTCGTGCTAAAAATTATTGGGAAGATAATATTGCTCCTAAGATAGCTAGAGAATTGCGTAACACATTTGATTATAAAATTCCATTAGTGTTAAAGCGCTTGCCTAATGGTAAAGAGCGTTTAACTGAATCGGCATTACAACAATTCTATCTTAAATTTGCACATAGGTTGAGTATGGCAGACATGCCTGATAGAGATCAATTTGCTATTGCCTTAGGAAGAGATTTATATAATCTTGCTAATCTTAATGGCACAAGACGTAAATGGTACGAAACAGGTATAAAACTTTTAGAAGCTAAGAATGTTAATAAATTCTTTGAAGTTGAAACATATGGTGTTCAAAAGCGAAGAATGAAAAGTAGACTTAGTGGAACTTTATTTGGGCCTTATTATGACACTCTGTCATATAATATAAGAGTTGTAGATCCTCGAGTACAAGAATATTCACAGCTCACACGGAAAGTGGAGGTCGGCCTACGTGTTGGCGTAACAACAGAGAAGAACAAACTGGTTTTTCGCGAGGGTTATAAAACTTATTTTATTGACAGAGGTCTCCTAGGGTTAGAAGATACACGCATTCCTATTACATCAACACATAGCTTTGCTGACTTTCCCGAAGAATTTGTTGATAAGAATATGGCCAATGCATTAAATTGGACATCTCAGTCTAAATATAAAATTGATAAGGACTTCTATGACTTTACACAGAAGATTTTATATTTTGAAGATGATAAAGGTAAGGCTAAATTCTATAATGACCTAAATGAGTATAAACACTATATTTCCTCTAGAGGCGATGCATATGAGCGATTTAAATCTATGGATTGGCTTAGAAATAATGATTACGCTTTTAGTAATCATGCTTTTGTCGATCATCGGGCTAGGATCTATGATCGTGGCCTTATTAGTCCGCAATCAGGAGAATCATTTAGACCTTTCTTAAATACTGAAATTGAAAAAGTTCTTGGTGAAGATGGCTATAGGAACTTTAGAGATCAGATAGGCGCGTTCATGGGCGGCCTGAATGATGTATTTGAAGGTAGATATAATTCATTATCATTTAC